GATTTTTAATATAAACTATTTTGATTTTATCTCCACTATTGATTGGCTCATAAATATTTTCAATTTTAAATTCTTTCAAGAAATAATTATAAAAATAAGCAGCTTTAGCATTAATAGGCATCGCCTTACATGTAGTCAACTCATCACACTTCTCAGAATATTTTTCCAAATTTGAAATTCCCTTAGTAATTGCTATGTTAGATACTTCAGTCGCACAAAAATCAATTTTACTTTGATTAAACATCTTATCAATCTTTCCAGAATCCTTGGAAATAATAATATTATGAATAATATCTTTAATATATTTTTTAATAAACTTTGGAATTGATGCTTGCACTATCTCCACTCCAACATATTTCCATTTATCGCAAGGAATTCCTTTGTTATCCAAAATATGAATAACATATCTTTTCTTCTGCGTGAAAACTCCTACATCCGCAATAGCCTCGCGTTTAAATTCTAAACGATTATCAGTAGATAATAATGTTTTCTCCGACCATTCTCTAATCTTAACGTTAAGATATTTTTGAAAGTCTGAAACAATTTGATAACCTTCTTTAGTAACCCTTTTATCTTCGAAAAAATTGATTCCCATTCCAGCCATAGACACAAATAAACTGTCTGTATCTCCAGCCACCAAATGATCATCAATAACCTCTTCATCAGTTATACCAGTCTTTTCCGTAAAGAATTTAGCAAAAATATCTCTAGACTTTCTAATTGCAGATTGACCAGTCAACGTAATTGAACTAGCAATATCATCATCACCAATTAATGAGTGCTTACTTCCAAATGCGCCATATACAGAATTTAAAAGCGTTTTTGTAGCTTGTTGCTTACTATTTAACTGTGAAAGACGCAATTCTAATTCTTTTTTTCTCTGTTTTAGTGAAATTATTTCCTTATCTTGCATAAATACTATTAATGATTAAAAATGATATAAATATTATAGGGTTTATTTATAGAATAGACTATAAAGGTTCAAACGAAATTTTACAAGGAATGAGTTATGCTGGATCTAAAAAAATTTCATCAAAAATTAATTGGGAAAAATACTTTGGATCACCAAGTAATAAAACTTGTGCTAAATGTGCTGCATGGAAAATAGAATCTAAATTAAATCCAAATGATTTTGAAAAGAAAATTGTAAAGTATGTATACGAAAACGAATCTATAATCCAATCCGAAATTGAATATTTAAAAAAAGTTTCATCTAATATAATAAAAGATGAAAAATGGCTTAATACCTCAATACCTAGAATAAATGCATTTCCAGAATATACATTTACAAAAGAAGAAATGCATGAAAGGGAAATTAAAAGAAAAAATACACTAATTAAAAAATATGGATCTGAGCATGGACATCTTAATAACATAGAAAAGAGAAAAAAATTTCTATTAAAAAGGTATGGAGTAGATCATTTCAATAAATTAGAAAGTTCGAAGCTATCAATAAGTAAACACAGAAAATTATATTTTCAAAATTTGACAGAAGAAGAAAAAAAAATACATGGACAAAAATCATTAATGAATAGAAATTACGAAAATGTTTTAAAAGGAGCAAAAAAATGTACAGAAACTAAGAAAAATTTTTCAATAGAAAAAAAAATAGAGATCCAAAATAAAAGAAAAACTAACTGGTATAAATCATTAAAAGAAAGAAGTCCAAGCAAAATAAAAGAAATTTCTGAAAAACTTAGTTATATTGGAAAATTAACTCAAAAACAATTATATGTGACTATAGAGTTTTTAGATGACAATAAAATAGAAAGTAAATTTATATTAAATTGGATAAATGAAGGTTTTGCTAGAGATGGAATAAGTGATAGAATTAAAAATAACTCTTTAAAGCCATTGTTTTCTAGAACAACAAAAAGATGGATAAGGATTATATCACACAAAAAAATCAGTCGTTTAGATTTGATGAATGAAGTTTAATTTTATTTTCAATATCATATAATTCTTTCTCTATTTTTTCCATTTCTTTTTGAATTTTAACTCTCTTTTTGTATAAACCGTCAACTAATTCTGGATAGATGCCTTTCTTATTTTGAGAAAAAATGACTCCAGATTTAGACAAAGCCCATTTCTGTTCTTTGCAAATTCTCATAAAATCATCAACCTTTTTAGTAAACAACTTTCCATTTGATAATGTTATGTCTATATCTCCATTTTTGTTTTTATTGAACAAACCAAGTTTAGTTTCTGGCGACATGTTCAATGTAATCATCAAGTTTGGATATAGAGAATTCGCATCGAAACTCACAATAGTTTCGTGATGCCCAATTTTAGGTTCGGTAACAAATCCACCGGGATTACTTTTGGGATCTTGTCTTACCGTAGTATACAGCTTCTTTCCATTCTTTCTGGCTGTGATAATTGATGCCCCTAAAACCACAGCAATCGTCTTTAAAGCTGGTTCGAATGTCGTACAACCTAAATACGCCAAAGATCTAATTTGTTCAAAGTATTTTAGTTTCTCATCAAGCTTCACCAGCAGTCTAACGTCTTGGATGTTGTAATCGACAAACCTATCCCAATCATCCTTCATGAATTGGTAAAGTGAAATGTCTCCATAATCAACCTTAGTCTCATCAAGTTCATATTCTCCAATATATCCCAACTTGTACGACTCACGCTCACCATTAGAAAATTTCTTATATACTTTATAATAGTCAATACAAGAAATGCCTTCAATATAATGAATGTCGTCCATCTTCTCTGGATTCTTTTCGTTTCGAACTTCTCTAATATAATGCCTTTTAGTTGGAGATAGTTCACACGCCATATCTGGACCTAATACCACATTAATTCGATTTGCAATATATGGCAAATCGTAAAACTCACTAAACCATCCAGAAAAAATATCTGGAGGATCTTTTTTCATAAAGTCGATGAATCTAGTCAATAAAGATTCTTCAGATTTACAATGATAATATCTTACATCATCATCTTTAGGATTGTATGGCTCTTGACCCCACACATGAAATATTTTTGTTAGACTATCATAGACTGTAATAACATTAATAGGGTCTTTAGGATCTTTTGGTTCCGAATACTTGCTTCTAGATACTGCTTCGATGTCAACAAAATAAATTTTTAATGGAAACTTATTAAAGTCTTCATCTTCATTCTTGTCCCAAAAAGTGTCTAAAAGTAATTGTTGAACTGGAGTTACGTTCTCATAGAATTTTCTTCTAGGATTTTGTTCTACAAAATCTCTCCTTTCATAATTACTGTTAAATGTTTTCCTAGAAACCTTAGAACCAAATATGCTAGTGCTCTTGCCATTCGCAGAATCAATATATAGATAGGGGATGTATGGATAAGTATGGATACATCTTTTACCATCTTCATCCCAAGTGTAAACTTCAACACACTTATCCCTAGGTTTAAAAACAGCGTTCCTATATCCGATCATTTCTGGATCATATCAAGTAAAAAGGCCCATGTCAATATGGGCCTTTACTTTAAGGATTATACCTCTTAAGATTTTTCCTATCTGGAGATCTATATGGAGTGAAAAATAATTCTTGATAACAATCTAAATTCTTATCATGCTCCATGAATCTATCTTCAGCAACTCTCCTTCGTTTGTGAGAAGAATTCTTGTAGTGACCAGCTCTACCTAATTCATCTTCAATTTTAGCCAGCATCTCATCTCCTGTCTTGAATTTAATTTCAGCATTTTGATATGTGCATAAATCTTGGCATGCTACTGGCAATCCAAACGCACACGCTTCAATATACTTAATATCACTCTTAGACTTATTAAAGCTATTATCCTGTAATGGAGCAACCATCATCTGAACGCCCAAATCATAAATCTTTTGAGGATAATCATACAATCTCTGCCACTGATGGAATTCAATTTCGCCAGACTGCACATATTTGTGTAATGGTATAGGGAATGCTCCAATAAATACCCATTGATACTTATGCCTAGTATCTATGATAGCTTTGACCACATGTTCGAAATCATCTTTTTGGCCGACTCGATTTTCAACGTCAAAGTGAGCGCCACTACCAGTGTAAAGAATACGAGGCTTCTTTTTATTCTTGTCATATAATTGATTTATCCTATCGGGATTAAAATAATTGCCGATCCAAAACTTTGCTGGGAAATTTGGAATTACTGTTATCTCCTGCTTGCCAGTTCGTTCCCTATATAATTCACGCATGTAATCACAAGTAACGCTGATCTCATCGCACATTGACATAATTTCAGTAACGTTCTGTCTAATTTCATCACTTACAAATGCGGATTTAAATTTATTATAATCTGGAATATCTTCTCTAAAAACTACGTCATCAATTTCATAAATAATCTTAAATCCAACTTGCTTTTTAATTTCTTGTAGGAATTTGACAAATTCCTTTTGAGCCGTAGTTGCCTGCCTCTGCAATCTAATTGCTTTGACATTCACATACCATCTTGGATCTAAGACCATGACATTAGTGTCTGTGATCATAGCCTTTGACTGGTAGTTCATCAAGTGCGAAACCCAACCAAGACGGTACAATCCACATCCACTTAAATCTGCGCCGAATTGGACAACCCTCGGCAGGTTCACTTCAGAGGGCTGTTCAGGCGCTTTATTTTCAACAATTCTTCCCGCTTGTTGTGGGGCCATGTTAAATGGCAATCTAGGCTTAAGTGTGTTATACATTAAGCCTATTTAATAGCCATTTTTTACATGTCAAAATGGATTGTAATCTAACATTTTAGTAACTCCGTCCTTCTTTTCCAAGAAGTAAACATTACCAGTAGCAAATCCAATGCTCTCCTTTCTGTGCGAAATAATGTAAACACATTCATTATACAGTTGCACACGTTCTTTTAGAATATCTGAAATTAAATTGATAGCCTTTTCATCCAAACTCGAATCAAATAATTCATCATAAATACTAACATTGTAAACCACATTTCCAACAATTCGACGCATATCCATGAATGCAAACAGACATGCGAAGTCAATTGCCTTTCGTTCAGCTCCAGAGAAGTTAAAATATGAACAGACTTCATCTTTATCATTTTTAATGACTTCATCGAAAGTTTCATTAAAATAACAAGTA